ATGCTGTGTAAATATACATGGTTCAGGAAGAATGGTAAAGACTATTACGAATCACAAGAAAGTATTTCAGAGGGGTCAAGGACTGCCATTGCCAGCACAAAGACTGCTATCAAATGGCTACGTGAGAACGGTTTCATAGTAGTCACAAAGAAGAAGGGTTCTTTGCATTTCAACAATCAGTACGTTGTCAAGGATACATATGGAGTGTATTCTAGGCAAAAAGATGGAATCAACAAGAAGATGTTTGCACAAGAACTTGATGACATTGAACCACCATTCTAGTAAACCGTAGTATGCCAAACATACTTACCGTAGTATGCCAAACATACAATAATAAATAAGATACTAATAAATAAGAAGAATACATTATTGTGTATGTTTTTCATACTACGACTTGTGCCAGTTGCTGACTTTTGTGCTATGGCGAAGCCAAGGAGCGTAGTGACTATATTTTTTTTTTGTGTGATAGTCGTAAGACGATAACAATTAACAAAGCGTAGTATGTTTTACATACTCAGACTCGTATGCGAAACATCTAGTCAAAAGTTGTGCTACAATCAAGTTATCAAAAACTGCAAGGGAGTTAAACAAGTGCTTCCGTTAAAGAAAGGAAAGAGATATGAAAGACATTGTTGAACTACTGCAAGAAACCAGTACAGAACAACTAACCGAACTTGGTATCAAGGTCAAGAAGTACGAAGACCGTGTTCTTCTTGACTATGATCAAATCAACAGTCCTAAGACAAACCCATTGGTGATGCAGTGCAGAGGTGTTATCCTCACGCCTGACTTTAAGGAATTCATCTGTCGTCCCTTTGATCGATTCTTCAATCTCGGTGAAGCACCTGAGACACAATCGCACCTTGACATGACAAAGGCAGTTGCTTATGATAAAGTAGATGGCAGTCTTATCAAAATCTATCACTACAACGGTAAGTGGGAGATTGCCACCCGTGGTACAGCCTTCGCTGAAAGTAATGTCAATGGTTTTGATCTGACATTCCGTGACTTGGTGCTAAAGGCATTGGGTTGTAGTGAAGAAGAATTTCAGAAAAAGGCAAACCGTTATTTGTTCAAAGTCATCACCTACTTGTTTGAAGTTACTAGCTTTGAGAACCGTGTAGTGACGAACTATCAGGGTTACAACTTGCACTATATTGGTGCTAGATTCATTCACTCCGGTGACTATGTTGACGGTAGTATTGAAGCACAAATCCTTGGTGCAGTTCTGCCAAAGCAATACAGCTTCAGCACAAAAGAAGAAGCAATCCAATCAGCTAACGCTTTGTCTGGTTTGAAAGAAGGGTTTGTTGTGTGGCAAGATGGTAAGCCAGTGGCTAAGGTCAAATCAGACGCTTATGTTGCAGTGCATCACACTCGTGGTGAGGGTCTTAGTCCTAAACGAATCGCACAACTTGTGTTGACTGGTGAACAAGACGAATACTTGACTTACTTTGCAGAAGACAAGCAGCACTTTGAACCATATGTCCAAGCACATGCTGATATTATGCTTGCCTTGCATACTGCTTACGAAGCGCATAAGCACATCCAAGAACCGAAAGAATTTGCTATTGCAATCAAAGACCTTGCTTTCAAGTCTGTCTTGTTTGAAGCACGTAAGACTGGAAAACCTGTGCTACAATGCTGGTTGGATGCAAGGGAAGGTTTCAAAGTAGACTTACTGACTGCTTGTGTTAACAATTGCTCTCAGTGATTGACCATTTAAAATTATGGTGACTGATATGCAAGACTGTTTTACCTTCATGAAAATGCAAGCGTTGCAAGATGCCAATGACTATCATACGGATTGTCTTTCGCAAACAGGCAGTTTTTGGTTGAACCTACCTCCATCAAGGTACAAAAACCAAAACAATCAGGAGCTATACGCTTCGCACTTTTGGGCCTATTTGAATGAACTACGGGAGGGTGAGGAATGAAAACAATTGCAGTAAACAGACTTCACGAACTTTTGGATTACGACAAAGACAATGGTATAATTCACCAGAAAGCCGTAGGACGCAAAGTTAAGCGCATTGTGCTACCTGACCCTGACACTGGTACAATTATCGTCTATGACCCCGTTAAAAGCCTTCGTAGGCGTATGCTGTACAGAAACCTTGCTTATGTGCTAGGTTCTGGTGCAGAAATCCCAGAAGGTAAGAAGGTTTTGTGCCATAATATGAATGAACAGGACATTGTGTTTCGTAATTTAAAACTGGTGGACAAAGCAGTTTACCGCGATGTGCAGATTGCAATTCGTAATCTTGAAACAGATATGAAGATCATGCAGCACCCCAAAGACAAACATGCTTACCTTTTGGTTTGGAATGAATACCGCGCAGCTAGGCAAGCAGTGTACTATGATTTTGGTGAAGCACAAGAAGCTGCACGGAGTAAAGCACTTGAGTTGGTCAAGTTTGTGAATAAACATATCGTGAGTAGCTGAAGCTACCGACTATTCAGCGTTCATGGTTTTACAACCACTCACTTTCACTTGATTTTTTACAAGATGGATGATAAAATAGGTACTACTGAACGAACAGCAGTTCTTGCAAAGCAGAAGCAACTTGTACAGAATAATACGATAGGTTCCACCTAGTTCGTTATAACTACAAGTCCAAGTTGTTCTAGCTTGCAATAAATCGGTAATGTCTTGCAGGATGTTTATCTCTCCTTTCTAACTGCAATTCGGTTACCCTGAGGAACCCGTAACCTCAGTCCTTCGGGAAGGATACTTGACAGGTTTGTATGGTTATTGTTGTGCAGTCAAAAGCTGTGCTACAATAGCAGACAAGACACCTATGAAAGATCGAGGACGATCACAGAAGATGCAATGCGTAGACTGATACGCAATAACACAGGAAGAAGGGCCATATACGTGTGTTATGTACGAAGCAAGCAGTTGACGAAATAGCAACTAGAAACCCTGAGTTCAGTACAGGGCATCTTCTGTGATGGTTTTGCCGGTAAGCTGAAGCGGTTAAAGCGCACCATTGGTGAGGTCGCAGGTTCGAATCCTGCTCGGGTGAGACCATCAACATTTATCAACCAACAATAAGAATAATAACAACCATGATTTGCAGTTCCTGCGGTGCTTACTTTAGACAAAGCCCCTACAACAATTCAACTATCTGTGATGTGTGCTATAATCACGCAGATGAGTTATTTCCTGATGAAGAAGAAGTCAGACAGGAAGTAGAAAACGTAATGCACAAAGATGGTAGTTACAAAGTAATGCCAGTGTTTTACAACGATTAAAGACTTCTCCGACAACAGGCTCTGCGTTACGTTAAGTAGAATGCAACCGTGTATAACCTGAATTTACAGGTGAACCTTGAGGACGCTCTTGGGTACGGAGTTCACGCTGATGATAAGTTAGCAAGTGGAAATGTTGTTCGCCATAAAGAAAACACTTCTGCCGGGTTTGAAATTAGCTGGCTTACCTCCAGCGGCATAGCCTGTGTTTAGCTTGATCGGTTGTACCTTCTGCGTAGCGGTTGGTAAGGTCTGGTTTACCGGACGGCAGCAACGTAGTAATATCGTAAGCTACACAAATACTGAACACCCTATGGGTTGTTTAGCTGTGGAAACCTAGCGGTTTTCATTGTACCTTCCACGCTACCTGTGGATCGTTTGTCGCTACGTAAAGGCGTCCCTGAGTGAAGTAGCTCCAATTGGTAGAGCAGCGTCTTGAATGCTAGGTTGTGGGTTCGAGTCCCACCTTCACCTTGTAGAGAATAACACGGCCCTTTTCAGTCAAGTGCATGTTACTGAACTAGACAGTAACTTAAGCAAGGCTGCTTAAGGGTTCTTTTACATTGAACCGTTCGACTTCTGGTGAGGTCATCACCCTTTCAAGGTGACTAGGTGGGATCGTAACCCATACGGTTTACACTCAAACTGTCTATAGCGTAATCTGGTAGCGTTCTTGATTTGGGGTCAAGAGGTTGAGGTTCAAATCCTCATAGACAGACCATACACAGCGGTGTGGCTCAGTTGGAAGAGCGTCGGGTTCATACACCGAAGGTCAGTGGTTCGATTCCTTTAGTCCCCACCACATATACAAAGGCCCGTACCTTACATGGTACAGGGCTTATTTTCGTTTAAACAAGAGGTTATATGCCCTTTAATATTGATATTCAAAAGCAGTTGAAGGGTCATAAAGTAAAACCCCCTAAGATTGCAGACAAACTAACAAACCGAGAACTACGGGAAATGAACTTGCTTTCATTAGCAAGGAAATTCAAACCAAGTGCGCCTAAAGCTATTCACACAATGACTAGCTTGTTAAATGCTTCTGATACTCCCGGTGTTCGGTTTAACGCTGCTAAGTTCATTGTTGACTTTTATCTCGAAGTTGTCAAAGGTTTGTATAAAGAAAAATATGACAAAGACCTTGGTGATGATATTCAACCTATTCTTCAAGTTCATGACAGTACTAACTTAGTGCAGTTGCCTGAGTCAGAAGATACAAAAGACAATGGTTATTCAAAGAATAGAACACTTCGTGAAAAGCAACTAATGATGCTTAGTCGTAAGCTGAAACCTCATGTGCGTAAGGCTATGGATACGCTGAATGAACTGAATGAAGGTGCTGAGGTAGCACCAGCGATTAGATTCCAAGCAAGTAAGTACCTGATTATGATTAACAAGCATCTTACTGAGAATATCTACGCTGATAAGTACGATGTTGAAGAAGACGAACTTGAGAAAGAAGCAGTGCCAACTTTCTCGTTAAAGGTGGTTAAATAATGCAAAGGTTGGATGAGTACCATGATGCAGGTTATATTTTAACAAACAAAAGGAAAGAGATTGAGTAATCAGAATCTTGTATTTGCTCCTGCTAGTAAGGCTCAGGAGCAATTCTTACTATCCGATGCGGATATTACCTTCTATGGTGGTGAACTCAGCGCCTCCGTTTAAAACCTACTTAATTCGGTGAAACCCTAACGTAAAGACGAGGGCAATACCGAGCCAAGCGAAAGTTCATTGAAGGGCTTTTGGCGCGTGTAGAGACTAGCTAATGATAGCGTAAGGTTCAAGCGAATCTGAAACAGTAGGGTGGTTTACCACAAGATATAGTCCGACACTCAGGGAAACTTGAGAGTGCTTTAGCGAAGCACATAACAGTAAGGCAGCGGGTGCAGGTAAGAGTCATTGCTTACTTGGCTCCTTCTTAAAGTTCTGTCACCACCCCCGTACAAGGGGTGTAATTTTCAGGAAGACAACTAAACAGATTTCCAATCCGGGTGGTTTGTTTGATTCCGCAATCAACATGTACAAGAAGGTTGATCGTAACCTTCGCATTAAAAACAGAGAACTGGAGTTGATTTTCAGTTCTGGTGCGTCCTTAAAATTTGCTTATCTTGACAACGCAAGTGATAAATATAATTTTCAAGGAGCAGAGCTGACATTTATCGGTTTTGACGAAATTCAGCAATTGTCTCAAGAAAACGTAGTGTACTTGTTCAGCCGACTACGCTCTACCACGGTGGATTACAAGAAGCAAATTGTAGCAACAGGGAACCCTGACTACAATAGTTTCATGCGTGAGTGGGTAGAGTTTGCACTAGATGAGCGCGGGATTCCTGTTCGTAAAGAGGTTTACCCTAAGAGATACTTTGCACAAGTTCAAGGTGGTTCTCTCGACTGGTCGAACTCCTTGGAAGAACTTCAGGGAAAGTACGGCGCTGGCTGTGACGCTGGTATTATGTCCTTTATGTATATACCGGGGACGATATATGATAATCCAGTTTTAATGCAAAGTGACCCCACGTACCTTTCCAAACTGAAAGCACTACCTCTGGTTGAACGTGAGCGACTGTTAGACGGTAGCTGGTATGCAAGGGAGTCTGCATCCGGGTACTGGAAAAAGCATTGGGTCAGAGAGGTGTTATATCCACCCGCGAAAGAAGCAACCAAGAAGGTTGTGAGGTGTTGGGACTTGGCATTTACACTACCAAACGAATCATCTTCAAAAAATCCAGATTATTCTGTTGGTGTGAAAATGTCAAAGGATAGGGACGGTTGTTACACGGTGCAAGATGTAATTCGATTCAGGGAGCGACCTAATTTTGTTGAACAAACAATTCTAAGTACCGCTAGAAGTGATGGCCCCTCTGTAGTTATTGGTTTACCGCTTGACCCCGCTGGTGGTGGCGCTTATGTGAAGGGTTTGCAAAAACAACTATCTGAAATGGGGTTCACCTGTAAACTAATCAGGCCCGTGAAAGGTAAGGTTGGCAGGTTCGCACCTTTTGCAGCAGTAGCGGAAGCTGGTTTTGTCAACGTGGTTAATGCAACTTGGAACAATGATTATCACACAGAACTTGAGAACTTTGATGGTAGTAACAGGTTTAAAGATGACCAAGCAGATGCCAGTGCCGATGCTTTTAAACTGCTCAATCAAGACGTTGAGTTACCTACCTCCTTCTCCCTCCCTGACCTATCCAAACCAACCGTACAAGTAGGCTTGTTCAACGAAGGTATCCCAACAGGATACGTTGACAAACTAACCCCGTTGTACTGACAAATTATAACATAAGGAAAGCCCGATGGCTGTAACAAGAAAAACCAAAACAAAAGAAGTTGAAATTGAAAAAGCCACGGGTACAGGGATTGACGAACCTTCTAGGTTCAAGCTAGGTTCAATCGGTTATTCAGGATTGAAAATCTTTGGTGGTGTAGTCGAATCAGAGATGGTCAAGGAATTGCAGTATCCTGAAAGCAATAAGACCTACAAGAAGATGATGCTGCATCCAGCGGTTAATGCATCTATTGCTTTGCACAAGTCAATGGTTGGTAAAGCTAAGTTCAGGATTCAAGAACCTAAAGATGCTTCAGCGGAAGATAAACAGCGTACTGAAACTATTAGACAAATGCTTTTCGATGATATGGAATCCCCGCTTGAAGCAGTAGTTTCAGAAGCAATGACAATGCTTGGCTATGGTTTCAGTCCGGTAGAGAAAATCTTCCGTAAGCGAACCAAGGATTCTGGTAGTCTTTATGACGATGGTTTGATTGGTGTTCGTAAACTGTCTTTGCGTCATCAAGAGTCAATTGACAAGTTTATCTTTGATGAAACTGGCGAGAACGTAACTGGTATCAAGCAAAACCTTGCTTTGATCTCTGACCCATATGGTAGATTCAGTGCTAAACAGAATACCACGGTAGTGATTCCACGCAGTAAGTTTATGCTGTTCACTGCTGGTGACACAAAGACTAACCCGTTCGGTACAAGCCCTTTGCGTAATGTTTACCTTCCGTGGCGATACCTAGTTAACACCGAAGAACTCGAGTCATCTGGTTTAGCGAAAGACCTCCAAGGACTTCCGATGCTCAGTATTCCGTCGCAATATATGGCTGCTGACGCTTCACAAGAACAAAAGCAATTCTATTCTTGGTGCCAGAACATTGTTCGTAATATTCAAATGAACAGTCAGTCGGGTCTTGTTCTACCAATGATTTATGACCCTGAGACACGACAACCATTGTTCAAGATGGAGTTGTTGTCCACAGATGGTAAGAAGAACTATGACACTTCCAAAATCAAGGAATACTATCAATCAATGATCTTTGTTGGGTTGTCTGCTGATGTGTTGTTGCAGGGCAATACCTCTGTCGGAAGTTTTGGGTTAGGTGCGCTTAAAACTACTTTGACAGGACAAGCTGTAGAGAATTACTTGAAGCACATTGTTGATGTGTTCAATAATGATTTGATTCGTCAACTCTATGAACTCAACGGTTGGCCTGCTGCTAAACGCTGCAAGATTGACTACGAAGGTTTTGAAGCTATTGATCTGGATGTTTACAGCCAATCTATTCAGCGAATGTCAGCAACAAGTATGCTGCCTAAGACCTTGGATGTTGTCAACTCTAACCTACGTATGCTCGGTATTGATGAACTTCCATCCGACACTACAAATGAAGAACTTGAGAAGTTGCTTACACCAATGACCTCGAAAAGCGGTTCTGGTATGACGGAGGGATTGCCTTCGGGGACTGGTAAAGCAGATGGTAGTTCTGGTGATGCTTCTTCAGCGAATAATTCTAACGCAGCATAAGGATAGCAAATGCTAGAACAAGAACCCATAAAGAAGGTCACGCTAAAGAAAGCACCTAAGCAAGTTCCTAGTCACCTAGCAGCTATCCTAGCACTTCGTCAAAAGAAGTCAGAACAACAGCAAGAATCAGAGCAAGTAGACAAGGCTACAACAGCTTTAAACACCCCTACAAGTGATGATTCTGCCTACGTTGATACCAAGTACCTGTTCAAGCAAAAGAACCGCCTAGAACCCGATTCTAGCCGTTCTCTGATTGCTGTTAATTGGGATAAGTACGGTCAACTGGTATTGAAGTTTGATGATGGTGAAAAGCTAACAACAGACCCTGTACCAGTTAATTCTGTAAGTTCTGCTGTGATTGTCCAAAATCAGAGTGGTGGGGGAGGTGGTGGTGAAATCGGGACACCTGATTATATTCAGTTCAACACCAATGCATTAGTTGACCCTGTTACACAGGGTATGCTTACTTGGTCTAAAGATCAAGAAACACTTGTATTAGGTCAAAATTCAGCACAGAACTATTTAGGGCTTGACCTCCAAGTTCATGTAAGGAATAGTACTGCAACTACCATAGCTAAAGGTACACCAGTTATGGCAGTAGGTACGTTAGGTGCTTCTGGTCGTATTCTGGTTGCACCGATGGACGGAACAAACCCTAATAACTACAAGTTCTTGATTGGTGTTGCTGCTGTTGATATTACTGCTGGTACTGATGGAAAGATTGTCAGTTTTGGCAAGATTAGAAAAGTAAACTTAGCTGCTTATCAAGACGGTGATGTTCTTTGGATTAGCACCACACAAGTTGGCAAGTTCACTAACATTGAACCTACTGTTGGTTTGAAGATGCCTGTTGCTTTTGTTATTCATGCAGCAAACAACGGGGTGATGATGACACGTATCACACCGATTGATGAAAACAAGTTCCTTGGTAAATCGTTTGAGACTGTCAGTAAGAACCTTGAGGGTAGTGACTGCACTTACAGCTATATTGCTGGTGCATTAACGCAGATCAGTTATTCAAACGGTGTTGTTAAAGCACTAAATTACACAGCAGATGTTTTGACAAGTGTTGTGCTATCTGGAAGCACCCCTGCTGGTATTGAACTCACAAAAACCTTTACTTACCAAGATGATAATCTGGTAGGTGCTACTTATTCGTAAAGCTAAATATGACACCAGTAAAACTTGATTTGAAAATCTACAAAGGTAGTACCTACCGCAAAGGGTTTCAGTGGAAAATCCAAAGCACCAATGCACCAATGAATTTAGTGGGTTGCAGTATCAAAATGCAGGTAAAGGCTTGCAGGGGAGACACTGCTGTATTGCTTGAGTGCAGTACAAGTAACGGTAAGATTTTGCTGACAGATGCTATCAACGGTAAATGGCAGATTACATTGTCACCCTCTGATACCGCTGCTCTTACTTTCACTAAAGCTGTATATGACCTTGACATTACTTTCCCAAGTACAGATGTGTTTACACCGATTGAAGGAGTTATTAGCTGCACTTCGCAGGTGACTACATGACCGATGAAGTAATAGTTATTGAAACAGACAACCCATTGTTTGTAGTGCTGACAGAAGAAGAAACAACAGCACTGCTTTACTTAGAGGGTGTAGGCCCAAAGGGTGACCCGGGTGGTGCTGCTAACGCGCTGAAAGACCCTGTGTTTACCTATAACGAAAGTGGTGATTTGACTCGGGTGGATTATCAAGGTGGATCATATAAGATATTTACATATGACAGTAATGGAAACTTGTCACGACTTGAATACCTATCAAACAGCACGTTCGGTATCAGGACATTTATTTACGTTAATGACGTACTCCAAAGAAT